AGACCGTCCCGCTCGCGGGCGGTGGCAACGGACTCGTCGGTCTCGACGACAGCGACTTCGTCGGCTCGGACGCGGGCAAGACCGGTCTCCACGCGCTCGACCAAGTGCAGGAGCTGACGCTGCTCCTCGTGCCCGGGCGCGCGACGCCCGCCGTGCACAACGCGATGGTTCGCTATGCCGAGGTGGACCGGGACGGCGCCGTCTTCGCCGTGCTCGATCCCCCCGCCAACCAGAGCGCGACCGATATCGTCACCTACGTGGCGACGACCGCGTCGCTCGAGAACCTCTCCGAGTTCGCGGCCATCTACTGGCCCCGCGTGAAGGTGCTCAACCCGCAGAAAAGCGTCTTTGGCTCCGCCGAGCAAATCGTAGTCCCGCCTTCCGGCATCGTCGCGGGCGTCTACTCGCGCACCGACTCCGCGCGCCCCGGCGGCATCTACGATCCGCCCGCCGGTATCGACACCGGGCGCATGTTCGGCGTGCTCGGCTTCGAGACCGACGAGGTACTCGAAGAGCGCAAGCGCGACCTCGTGTACCCGCACCGCATCAACCCGCTCACGACTGGGCCGGGGCTGCCGCGCTACATCGACGGTTCGCGCACGCTCAAGGGCGACGGGAACTTCCCGTACATCGCCGAGCGGCGCGGCGTCATCTTCATCGAGCGGAGCCTGAAGCAGGGGCTCGAGTTCGCGCGGCACAAGAACAACACTGAGGGGCTGCGCGCGCAGGTCCGGCGCACCATCACGGCGTTCCTGCTCGCGCAGATGAACAACGGTGCGTTCCGTTCGCGCGAGCCGGCGAAGGCCTTCTTCGTCGACGTCTCCGAGCAGCTCAACACCCCGACCGTCATCTTCGCCGGCAAGCTCATCGCGCGGGTGGGCCTCGCTACGAACAAGCCGGCCGAGTTCATCATCCTCCGCATCAGCCAGGACACACGCGCTCTCGAGGCCGAGCTGGCTGCGGCGGGCGCGTGACGAGGAGCTAACCCATGACCGTGATCGGCAATCCCCGCAGCTTCCACAAGAAGTTCAAGTTCGTGTGCGAGATCGACGACGTTGGCCATGCTGGCTTTCAGAAGTGCAGCGAGCTGTCCGTCGAGGTCGCCAACGTCCAATACTTCGAGGGCGGCTCGCTCATCCCGAACAAGAGCCCCGGCCGCCTCACGTTCTCAGACGTGACGCTCGAGCGCGGAGCCACGCAGGACCGCGATCTCTTCGACTGGTTCCAGGACGTCGCCATCACGTCGAGTGGCCTCGGCCTCACCGACGTCAACTACAAGCGAAACCTCGACGTCGTGCAGCAGGACCGCGACGGCACCACCCTTCGCCGCTGGTCGCTCTCGCGCGCCTGGCCCGTGAAGTTCGTCTCGGGCGAGTGGGACAACGAGAGCGACGAGAACGTGATCGAGCAGGTCACGCTCACGTACGATTTCTTCGAGCTCGTGCAGTAGGGGCTTGGTGCGATCTCGGGCTAGAGTCTCCCGTCAGGACCAAGCCGTCGCAGCACGTTGCGCGCCCACATCGTGATGGTTTCGCGTTCCGGCCAGTTGTGGACACGGCCCGCCACGGCCCGCGCTGCCAATGCCGTCACTAACGGTGCCGCAAAAGATGTTCCCCAAATGGGTTCACCCTCAAAGAAGCTTGCTTCGCGGGTTCCGCCAAAAGCCTGGGCTTGCCAGCTATCAGCATCCGCGCCGCTGAAGCTGACTGAATAGGGCGTTCGCCGCCCGACTTCGTCCGAAGCGACCGCCAGAATCCATCGCTGCAACTGGGCATGGTGCCATCGCGTGTTGGCGTATCTGCCGCCGTTTCCTGCAGCCATCACTGTGAACGTGGCTGCCTCCGCTAGCCGAAATAGCGACGGCAGGATGGTCGATGCTAACCAGGTCGTCTCGATTGGCCGATGACAGTGCGGGCACTCGATCGAATCAGGCACAGGACCAATGCTGATGTTTCAAACGGAAGGAGCCTCTCGTGAGATGAAGTCCGCGTAGGCGCGGGCGAACGAGGAGACTCGTATGTCGTTCATAGCGCCAGCCGTTGGCAATCGCCCGATGGAGAACGGAACCTGTTCGGGAAGCACGTCATCCAGAATCTTGGTAACGCGGGTGCCGTGCAGTACCGGGTCGGCGGGAACTGAGTCCTCGACGAACGCACCGCGAGCGTCGTATCCGACGAAGGTCCAAGGTCGACGAAGACGCAGGTATTCGGGATCGAGCCCGCTGTCGAGGATCCCGATGCTTAGCGCCGCGAGTTCCGGCGGGTCCATCGGGCGGATCTCGTCTCTTATGGCCTGAATCCAGCGTTCCGCGGCGCCCGATAGCCGCAACGATCGCGACTGACTCACGGCGCTCATTGGCAACACATGGTCAAGGTCAACGGCTGCTTCGCCAGTACGAATGCGAGGACCAAAAAAGCTCGCCAGAGCGGTCGCCGCGTAGAGCTCGTCGCCCTCATCCACTCGCATTTCGAGGAGAGCGTAACCGAGGAAAGGATTTCCCTTGAGTGTTCCGGCCTCGGTGATCAGCTCAAGAATCTTGGAGTCGCCAATATCACCCAGCGAGTCTTTGGCGTCTTCGAGTACCTCTCGCTGTCCAAAGCCCAGGACGACACCTGGATAGTGCTGACACATTAGGGCTTCCCCGCAGCATCGTCCTTACGCTTCCACTTCATCTTGACGACCATGCTCGCTTCTCCACCCGTCACGATGAGCCACCGGGTCTCGCCCTTGAGTAGGAGCTTGACCTCCAGCTCGATCTCGTCCGGCGCAGTCTCGGCAAGCTTCTTGCGGAAGCTGCCAGCCGCTTCCGCAAGAGTAGCCCCCGCCGCTTCTAGCGCCTTGCTGGCATTGACGACGAGGGCGCCGCCGTCTTTCTGATACGCACCTCCCGCGTCGTCAGGTTTAACTTCTATCGACAAGTCAAACGATCCCTGATCTTGTGTCATCGCGTGGCCTCCCCGTGTGGGTCGAGAGGCAGGCAGGCTACCATTTCGAGCGAACGAACGCAGATCCGATTCCACCGGCGCTTGCTTCGTTCCGTCCGCTGTCCCCGCCGCCCGTCCTCGCCGGCTTTGCCCCCGAGGAGGCAGCGCATGGCAGACGTCATTACGTGCCCTTCGGGGCTCTCGGGCCGCATTCGCGGCATGAAGGTTCGAGAGGAGCGCGTCCTCGCTGACCGCAAGCTCGCGAAGAGCGGCGGGCAGATCGACGAGCTACTCGGCTCATGCTGGGAGGAGACGCTCGATCCTGGCCCGTACAAGTTCGGCGAGGGCGAGAAGCTCGATTGGGGCAAGGTCCTGCAGGGCGATCGGTTCTTCGCGCTGCTCATGGTGCGCGCGTTGACCTACGGGCCGGAGTACGCGTTCGGCGTCAGCTGCCGCAGCGACGCGTGCCGTGCGCGCATCGACTGGGAGGTCGAGCTGACCAAGCTGCCGGTGCGCCCGCTCTCGGAGGAGAGCCGCGCCGCATTCGTGGGCGGGAACCGCTTCGAGACCACGCTGCCCGACGCCGGCAAGCGCGTGGGCTTCCGGCTGCTGACCGGCGACGACGAGCGCAAGCTCCCGGCGCTGCAGCGCTCCGCGCCCGACAAGTTGCTCTCGGCGGTGCTCGCGTACCGTGTGCTCGATGTCGATGGCGTCGACGCCAAGGCGAAGCGGCAGTTCCTCGAGGACCTCACGCTGCGCGATGCAGACTTTCTCGTCGACGAGTTCGACCGCGTCGACTGCGGCATCGACACGACCATCGAGATCGAGTGCCCGGAGTGCTTCGCCACCCAGGACGTCGACCTCCCTTTCGACAAGGGGTTCTTCCTGCCGGGCCGGGACAGGACTGCGAGACGGAAAGCCCGGAGCAGCTCTTCCCCGATGTGACCATGGAGGCCTGGCGCGAGGGCATCTTCCAGCTCTGCTGGCAGCAGCACGGAGGTTCTGGTCTGGCAGTGACACTCGACGACGCCCTCGAGCTGCCGACGACGGACCGGGACTGGCTGATCGAGCGCATCGGTCAGCAGCGCTCGCGGGAGGCGAAAGAACTCGAAAAGGCCGCGAAGCGGAGGTGATCGGTGGCGCTCAACAACCTCGGTCT